CGAAAAGAAATTTTTTATCAATGGAAAAGAGGTTTCACTAACTGGATTAACGGACTTTTCCTTAGTTGCTGATGAGAATGGCTGGAGCTTATCAGCGAAGCGGGACATTATTGCAGAGATTTCTGAAAAACATTTTTTACAGTCCCAATTATTTCAGGAAGAAAAGAAATAGAAGCTTCAGCTGCAACCGTTGCCATCTGATTTATGCTTGCGCTGCCTGCTATATCGACAAACTTTAGAAGTGCTGCATAAATTTTTGGAATTCGCAGGTTGGCTAAAAGAGCGTGTGCATCAGGAGTAATGTCCATAAATGACATTACTCCTTGTGGATGCAACTTTCCGCAATACAGGTAACCAGATAAGTAGATTTGCTGGCAATGATAAGCAATTTCGTTAAGTGGGTATTTCTGTAAGAGATCTTCTTCCTGCATGTCGTTCCATGATTGGTAGGTATAAGTTACGCCGGCGTCATCAATAGTTGACTCTAAAATAGTCAAGATATCTTTTATACAGTTAGGATTTAATTTCATAAATGTTCTCCCTAAATATATTTCAGTTAGTAGTACTGATAGGATGATTGTATCACAGGAAGGGGACTATTACCAGATTAGTAGGAAAGGAGAAACTAAATATGTCAATAGAAGAACAACAGGAAGCGGTACAGGAATTCCGCTTGGCCCAGCAAATAGCGGAGCATGTGGCCCGTATCCTTACGTCAGCGGTGCAACCATACCCAGAGTTTGGTACTGGTGGTGTCCCTATGGCAGTGGCCGCGGAGGTTTACGGAAAGGATGCGGCATGGGTGCGCGAGGGTATAGATGCTGGATGGTTGCCGATAGGCAGATGTACCAAGCGCCAGAAGAACCGGAGCTTTTACATATCACCCAAGAAACTATGGGAAGACACAGGCTATGTTTGGAAAGGAGAGACTAGCCAATGAGAGGTAAAACATTTACGGAGCATCGCATCCGCGCCAGAGCAGCAGTCCAGTATCCCGGCTGGCGTGTGGATTTTGTGGGACCGGCCACTGCGGTGATGACCAATATCATGGGGCACAGGCGTATGGTGACCTTCCGTCGGTGCAGGAGACGCCGGGACGGCCCAATCATGATGGCAGCTAAATGGATTGTGCCGGCGGTCATCTGGCTGTTGGGGATGTGGATGGTATCTATCGTGGTCATGGCGGCGGCCATGGGCGTGAGACTGTGAGAGGAGGATATGAGGATGAAAACATATAAAGTGTTTTTAACAAGGAGTAGGGAAGCGTCCGGCCTTCTGGCAGATGCTCTTTGGGAACAGTATAAGCAGAATGAAGGATGTTCAAGTGGCTTTGGTTATGCTGATAATGATGACCGGATTCCTGTATTGTATCACAACTGTGGTTATTTTTACGCGATGGTCGAGTATGAGAGTGAAAGACCAAAGTATGAGCTGATATTTGCATAGAAGGGAGATGAGGAGAAATGTTTGGAAGCATAAAGAGCATTGCGGAGCTGGCGGTCAGGGATTGGTGCCGTTCCATCGGACTGGACATGCATTATATCAAGCTGGGCATGGATGGCAACGAGGCCATGATAGAGGATGCCATCGGTAACACGTTGCGGCTGGTATATGACAACGATACCAAGTCTGTCTATGTCAAAGAGTAGGAGGGTGTTAGGACAATGAAAAAGAAGGATGACTTAGAGGCCATTGTGGACCTGCTACATGAATGGTGTGAGGAATATGGAGAAGAATATGCTTCCATCTGCATTATTAACGGTATGGGACGCGCAATCAATGACCCTGCATTACCTGCCGATGAACAGGTTTATATATTGAAAGATTACAAAAAGATGGACCCCAGACGGGTGGAGCCGTCCGAAGTCCAGGTAACTAAAAATTATTTACAACCTTAGTATAAGGGATTTAAAAGGAGATTACAAGATGCTTACCAAAAAAGAAGTAACCAACTGGGTATATAGGGTCCGGGATAAAGCGTTCAGGAGCCTGCAGGATGCATATGAAAAGGCAGTCAAGGAAGAGGAGGACCGAATATTCAAGGAAAGTGGGGCTGCCGACATAATTAAAAAGCTGGAAGCCTCGATGCGGGAGATGAACCGGGAGCATGAGAAGCTTATTAGCCTTATGCGTGATAGCCAGGAGATGTCTTATGAAACTGCGTCATGCTATGGATTATCCTACTACTTAGATAAGATTGACCCGGTTGATAAGAGGGTTCGGAACGCTATTAAATATGATTCGAAAAAGCTTACACAGCTCAAAAAGAAATATGAGGACGACGAGAGGAAAGTCGGTGCCAATTATGCAGCGGTGCTGTCGGAGCTGAAACTTAAGTCAAATGTCAAGCGGTGTATGGAGTATCTAAAGGAACTGGGGTTTGATGTGAGCAGCCTGGAGAAACTGGAACATACAGAGGTGGCTGTGCAGCTGGACAAGCGGTATCTGTTTGTCTGCGGGGACAATAAGTAAAGGGAGGCATTCAGGATGTTGATGGCTATTAAGGGAGGACAGGTTTTAGTAAAGGGTGCCAACAGCACTCAATATGCTGCGATAAAATCGTGGAACATGATGCGCTGGAACCGGTCAGAACAAATGTATGCAGGGCCAGTGACAAAGGACTTACTTAACCGGCTTTCAGATTTAGTGGGGAAGCTCCCGGAGGCGGCCGAAGAGGAGAGGCAGAAGCTTAACCGGCTGTCAGCAGCAATCGATAAGGAGCGCATGGAACCCGAACCGGAACCATTCATTCCTCCGCCAGTCAAGGTAAAACCATACCAGCACCAGATACGGGGATATAACATGGCCCTGCTTGCACTTGGCCTGGTGGATGTGTCAAATAAGGAGGTTCCAGATGTTAAGCATTAAGGAGGCCATTGAGATTTCCAGGATACTCTGCAAGGCCCCGGAGGAACGGCTGGCAATGATCCTCGCTGTCTATGAGGAGGCCGGAATCATAATATCAGGACTGGAGGAGCTGGAAGAGTGGAAGTCCTTAAAGGACCAGTCCGGCCTGATTGACATACAGGAGTTCCTTGAGGATTTGGAGACACAGTATCCAGCAGATGAGAAGGGCGACATCCGGATACGTCCGGACCAGCTTCAGAAGGTATGCGATGAACGGAAGGTTAAGGTATCCTGCTGTAAGCGTATCCTGGCAAGGAAAGGATACCTTAAGACCCATATGGATGGCAGTAAGCTGAATTATACAGTGACACTGTGGGTAGATGGGCAGAGCCAGAGATTTGTTGTGATTAACAGGGAGCCTGTGTACCTGAAGGAGGTAGTGTAGATGGAAAAGAAAGAGCAGTCCATACATAAAGGGTTTGGTTTTCTGTTTGAGATGGGATGTGGAAAAACCATCACAGCCATATCCGTGGCGGGTACGGCATACCAGATGGGGAAAATCAGGAAACTCCTGGTTGTTGCCCCCACATCGGTATGTAGTGTATGGCCGAAGGAGTTTGATGATTATGCGGATTTCCGCTACTGCGTTAAGGTATTGCTGGGAACGAAGGATAAACGGATTAAGCTGCTGGACGACCTGGATGCGTTCCCATATGAAGCGCTTAAGGTGGCAGTCATTAACTATGAAAGCACCTGGAGGGAAGGGGTATTTGAGGCACTTTTAGACTGGGATGCCGATATGGTCATTGCGGATGAGAGCCAGCGTATCAAGTCGCACGATGCACAGCAGAGCAAGGCCATGCACCAGCTGGGAGACAAGGCAAGGTATAAGCTCATCCTGTCAGGGACGCCGGTACAGAATGATGCAATCGACCTGTACAGCCAGTACCGATTCCTGGATCCATCCGTATTCGGTACGAACTATTATCAGTTCAGGAACCGCTATGCCATCATGGGCGGGTTTGAGCGGCGCCAGATTGTCGGCTACCGTGATATGGACGAACTTATCAGAAAGGAGCATTCCATTGCTTACCGGGTAACCAAGGAGGAGGCGCTGGACCTTCCTGAGCAGACGTTTGAGAACCGGGTCATCACATTGAGCACGAATGAGCGGCAGCTGTATGACCGGATAAAAAAGGATAGTTTTGCGGAGTTGGAAAGTGGCGGACAGATTACGGCAACCAGTGTGCTGACCAAACTGCTGCGGCTCCAGCAGTTTACCGGCGGATTCATCCAGGCAGACGAAGGGAACCGGCCGGAACTGGTAAGCCGCGGGAAGATAGATGCCCTGGAGGATATATTGGAGGATTATGTCATGACCACGGGTAAGAAGCTTGTCATCTTTGCAAGGTTCCGGCCGGAGCTGGATATCATTGAGAAGCTGTTGAAAAAGAAGAAGGTCGGTTATGGGATGATCTACGGGGACATTAAACTGGATGCCAGAGGGGATATCGTAAAGGATTTCCAGACAAATCCGGCAACCAAGGTATTCCTGGCCCAGATTGACACAGCCGGCCTGGGTATCACGTTGACGGCTGCAGATACCTGTGTATATTACTCCGTCAATTTTAATTATGCCGCGTACAGCCAGAGTCTTGCGCGTATACACAGGATAGGGCAGCGCAACCGGTGCACCTACATCCATCTGGTTGTGGAGAAAACCGTGGACGAGCAGATACTGAAGGCCCTTGCGCGTAAGGAGGACCTGGCAAAGACCGTAGTGGATGAGTGGAGACAGTTTTTTTAAGGAGGAAACAGAATGCAGTTATTAGAGAAGATTGATGCATATAAGGAGCTTTTGGACAGGAAGGATGGGCTTAAGGAGGCTACTACCGACAATAACAAGGCGATTGAGGAACTTAAGAAGGAAATTGCCCAGCTGATGATAGACGAGGAGTGCCCGACCATATCAAGGAACGGATTTAAGTATTCCCTGCAGGAAAAGACCATGTATTCCAAGAAAGCGGAGGAGACACTGATTGCGGAAGGACTGGAGTTCCTTGAGGTTCTGCGGAATGAAGGATTCGGAGACCTTATTGTGGAGACTGTTAATGCCCGTACGTTATCAAGTACCCTTGCGGCATATGTACAGGAAAATGGTTGCCTGCCGGAAGGCCTGGCAGAATGTATCAATATCTATGAGACATATGACATCATGAAGCGTAAAGAGACCAATAAAGCGGCCAAATCCGCGAAGGAAAAGGAGGAAGCGTAGATGGAACATTATGAGCAGATGGAGATGGACCTGCGCCTGGATTATGAAAAGAGCCTTAAGGACAATATCCAGACAGTGGTCCGTTTTAACCATGGTAAATACATGGATGAGGTGTGTCCAACAAAGGTCAATAACCATCATGAGGGATACGGAATCCTGTCAGAGAATGAAACTGTGCTTACCAGGGCGGTGAAAAGCGTACGGGGTGATATGGATACATTTCTGAAGGTCCTCCCGAATGGGGAAGGGGATGCAATCAGCACCTGCGGATCAATATATAATTCCTGCGTGATGACGGCTGCGGCCGCCATCCAGATGGCAACACAGGCCAAACGCATCCTGGATGACCTTTATAATCCGGTCACACCGATTGAGCAGGCGATTGAGGATGCTGAGGACATGGAGGACGGGTTTGAGGAGACCGGGGAGACACAGGAAACACCAGATGCTGATATGGATGAGGAGGATTAAGAATGAATAAGAATGAGATAAGAGCGGCAGAAAGTGAATTTAAACTTGTAACTATCTCAGGGGAACTGGCCGAAGCCGTAGCGGAGGAGATGGACGGGCTGGGTGCCATTCCGTTTGACAAGGTGAAGATACCGTCAGGTGGAGGTCTTGCATTTGAGGTACCTGGGGAAGATGAGGACAGCCCGGATGTTGTCAAGGAAATCCGTGGTGTGATTGTGGACCACCATCCGGTTAATGCTTACTGGTTTGGGAAATATGATGGGAACAATGACCAGCCTGACTGTTCCAGTTATGATGGAAAACAGGGAGTCGAAAGGGGAACCGGGGAAATACATGAATGCGCGTCCTGTCCGCATAACCAGTTCGGATCCGATGAGGACGGGCGCGGGAAGGCGTGTAAGAATGTACACCGGTGCTATATCCTGCGGGAGGGGAATCCGGTGCCGCTTGTTCTGTCACTCCCACCGACCAGCCTTAAATACATGAGGGATTATATCGGTAAGAAAATCCTCCTCAAAGGGATGCGGTGCTGGCAGGCAGTCACCCGGATATCCCTTAAGAAGGAAAAGAGTGTGGGTGGTATCGAATATTCCAGGGCTGTTTTCAGTTTTGATTCCATCCTGTCGCCCGAACAGATGATGGAGGCAAAACAGATAGCGGACAGCATAAAGGAGACCACCCGGGCAGCCGTGGCCATAGATGAGGCAGATTATGATACAGACGGTGGGAAACCGAAGATGGATAAGGATGGTTTTGTCAAGGTAGAGGGACCTGAACCAGGGTTTCCGGCATAAGAGCAGTAAAGATGGATGCCTGGGGCAGGATATCCTGCCCCAGGATGGATAGGTGAGGTGTGTATGACAGCAAAGAACGTTGATATGGACATGGACCAGATTGTGGACTACAAGACAGAATACAGCCAGGTCATTAAAAAACACACCATCAGCGGCAACCAGCTCAATGGATTGTGTCCCTTTCATGATGACAGGGAAAGCAGTTTTTCAGTCAATCTGCAGACGGGGCAGTATACATGCTTTGCCTGCGGGGCATCCGGAAACTTTACAACCTTTTGGGCAGAAACCCATGGGACAGACACAGAGGAAGCGTATAGGCAGATACTGGATAAATATGGAGCTGGCCCGAATGAAGAAGACACAGGGAAAAAGCCGAAAGGGTCCGGAATGGCTTCCTATTCGCTAAAGGAGTATAGCCTCAATAAACAGATACCAGAAGAATGGCTGTCAGAACGATGTAGGATGGAAACCGCTCGGGACCGGGATGGGGGTACCTATCTTAAGATACCTTATTATGATGAATCCGGCGACATGGTGACATTCCGGAAGCGGTATGGAAATAAGCAGTTCCGCTGGAAATACGGGAGTAGCGGCAGGATTACATTATATGGCGCGTGGCTGCTGCCCGAAATCAGGAAGGCCGGTTATGCGGCTATAGTGGAAGGTGAGTCCGACACCCAGACACTCCTGTACATGAATATCCCAGTACTGGGGGTGGCCGGCGCCTCCCTGTTCAAAGAAGGACAGGCCGCCATGCTGCAGGACTTGAGGTTATACCTGCATAAGGAGCCGGACCGGGGAGGTGACACATTCTTCACAAAGATGACCACGCGCCTGCGGGATGGTGGATTTATTGGTGAAGTATATGTCTGGAGCTGCGGACAATTCGGTGTGAAGGATCCATCCGAATTGTATATTAAGTTCGGAAAAGAGGCAGCGGTAGGAAAAATACAGAAAGCATTGAAAGCTGCCAGGAAAGTGGACCTGGACCATTTGGACGAGGAGATACCTGAGGCAATTAAAGGGGCGCCTGTGAGCCTGAGACAGCCAGAAGGATGGCTGTATTCTGAGAAGGGAATCTGCCGGATTGATGAGAAACAGCATCTTCCAAAGAATATCTGCCGCACTCCCATTATCATAACACAGAGGCTAAAAAGCATAGAGAGGCCGGAGGAGAAGATTGAGGTGGCCTTCAAACGGGATGGTGCATGGCACCGAGCCATATACCCACGGTCCACCATATTCACCAGTAAGGGAATCACGGCCCTGGCAGACCTTGGATGTACTGTGACATCGGAGAATGCAAAGGATGTGGTCCAGTTTCTTTCCGCGCTTGAGTCTGAGAACATCGATATCATTCAGAAGGCGGATTCCACGACGACATTCGGATGGCAGCCGGGAAAGCGGTTCCTTCCTGGGCATGGAAGCGGCATCGTGCTTGATGTGGATCCGACACAGAAAGGGCTGGTGGCCGCCTATGGAATGAACGGAAGCATGGAGGGCTGGGTGGCGCAGATGGCACCGCACCGCAGCCGTGATAAATTCCGTTTTATACTGGCGGCCAGTTTCACCGCACCATTGCTCCGTATTATCAGGCAACGAATATTCTTTGTGTATAACTGGGGAGGCAGCAAGGGCGGAAAGTCGGCCGCAGTCAAGGCCGCATTGTCGGCCTGGGGAGAGCCGGAACGGCTCATGGTCAATTTTAACGCGACAGCAGTAGGACTGGAACGGCTGGCGGCATTTTACTGTGACCTTCCGCTGGGAATTGATGAACGTCAGCTGGCAGGACAAAAACAGGGCGCACTGGAACAGATTGTGTATATGATATCCAGTGGTACAGGGAAAATACGGGGTGCTAAGAATGGTGGTATACAGGAGACAAAAACCTGGAGGACAGTGGCCCTGGCCAACGGTGAGGAGCCGCTTGCAACGGAGACCAGCCAGACCGGAGTGAGTACGAGGACCCTTGAGATATATGGCGGGCCATTTGATGATGAACAGGAAGCAAGCATCATGCACCAGACCTGTGCGCAGAACTGTGGATGGGCCGGTCCGGGCTTTGTAGGACGATTGATGGAACAGGACGAGGATGATATCAGACAGCGTTATGATGAGATGCTAAGATACGTCAACGAGAAAAGTGATGGAAGGAGTGGCTCCCATATTGCCTGTATTGCTGCCGTGGCCCTTGCGGATGCTATGCTGGATGAATGGATATTCCATGGGGAGGATTCCTTGGAAAGGGCAAGGCGGATGGCGCAGCGCATCCTGCAGGAGCAGATGACGGCGGCGGCCGGTGATGTGAACGAGAACGCCACCCAGTTCATCGTGGACTGGATTATGAGCAATAAGGCCAACTTCGGAGAACGCGCAGTCGGTACCTGCTTGGGATTCATGGACGGTAAAAATGCCTACATATTTCCGTCCCTCTTAAATCAGGCGTTGACGAAAGCCGGGTATTCCTCCAGGAAGACCATGCGGTATCTGGGGGATAACGGGCTGATAGCAGCATCACCTAAAAAGAGTGGCGGAAAAGAATATACGAAACCGAAATGGTTTGACAACAGGACCGTCCGGTTTGTGGAGTTCCACCTATGGATGCTTGCTAAAGAGAAGGACCCGCTGCTGGACGAGGATGAGATAGCGGAGGATATCAGTGGCAAGGATGGGTTTAGGCAGGTATCTATGGGGGATAACATACCCTTTGACGGGAATGACAAGCTTCCTTATTGAAAAAATTCCTTACGCCTAAAAATTAGGCGTAAGGTTAGGCGTAAGGTTAGGCGTAAGGCGAAAAAGCACGTAAAACCAAGGCTTTGAAGTACATATTTATATATCCTTACATTCTTACACATATTTATATGTGTTATATAGAAAATTTGCATGTTACATCATTTTATATGTATCGTGTGTAAAATTCCTAAAATATTAGGTGTGTTTTCCTGGATTAGGAATTAGGCGTAAGGAATGCCTTCAAACCCGCATGAATACTAGTTTTTTTCATTACGCCTAATGAAAATGATTAGGCGTAAGGGCAAAATAGGCGTAAGGAGGGTGATTAGGCTGTTTGACATTGAACGATACCGGAAAAAGCTTGATTCTATGCGGAAAAACAGGAAAAATGTCCCGTTGGAGGAGCTTACTACGAGGTATGCAAAACCGTATGCACAATTAAAACAGGAACTTAATGAAATGACGAGGCAGTTCCTGTGCGAAACAGTACTTCCAGGAATCAGGATTCTGCCGGAGGACCTGGAGGCCTTTGCGGAGGAGCTGAACCGGGTAATAGAAGATTCGGGAATACTGGAAAAAATCATATGGTTATATGACTATGACCAGGTGCTTGATGCGGCGCTGGATCTGAAATACATTGTCATGAACCGGTATTACCAATTGATAGAAGGAGACAGCAGATATGATTGATTATAAGCGTTACAGCTCATACGAGCAGGCGGTCGATGAAATACAGAAGCAATTAGGGGTATCCCGTACGGAGGCTGGGAAGAAACTGTATCATGCGGTACCAATGGAGAGGACGCTGCAGAGTAAAATCATTAAGTGGATTAAACAGGAGTACCCGCAGGCGTTTGTGTGGAAAGCAACGGCCGGGGCATACAGCCGTTGTGGGATACCAGACATCTGCTGCGTCATTGATGGAAGGTTTTATGGATTTGAAGTGAAGCGTCCATTTTGGGGAAAGGCAAGCATGATACAGCTTAAGACCATGGACCAGATTCGAGCTGCCGGAGGTGAGGCCGGAGTGGTTTCCTATCCAGAGGATGTGAAAGAGATGATAATGGAGGGGAGCAAGGTAATTAGGTAGTTATCATAAATCGTTATTTAAGTGATTAAGAAAGGAGCTTTTGCCGGCCGGCATTAAAGGGCGCCCTTTCCACAAATAAATTGAAAATATTAAGTTGCGGAGCAGGGCAGCAGAGCACGGCCCTTGCACTAATGAGCTGCGATAATGTATTGAATCCTGGGAAATTTCCCTTGGTTCCGGTTTATGATTCAGTTCTGTTTTGTGATTTGGGAGGCGAGAGGGATTGGGTATATAGGCAGGTGGATTTTTTGAAAGAACAGTGTACCGAGGTAGGAATCCCGTTTTATATCCTGCGAAACAAAAATCTGAAAGATGACTACATGAAAAACTACGGTAAAAACCGAGTGGTTACAATCCCCTTTTGGAGCGTGGATGAAAATGGAAAAAAAGGCAAAATGACCCGGCACTGCACTATTGATTATAAGATTGTTCAAATGCAAAATTTTGTACGGTGGGAATTACTGGGATACCGCAAAGGACAGAGAACAAAACCGGAAGATATACAGGCGCATGAAATGCACATAGGATTTACGGCAGAAGAGCAGCAACGTATTTTTGACAGTAAGCATAAGCTGTTTGTGAACAAGTTTCCGATGGTGGAGATGGGTCTGGTAAGGGCGGATAATTATGCCTATGTCAAAGAGAGATGGGGGCTAGAAACAAAAGGAAGTGCATGTTTGTTTTGCCCCTTCCACACCAACTATTTTTTCTGGGACTGTAAACACACCTGCCAAAGGGATTATCAAACGGTGCTTGAGTTTGATAATATGCTTGAAACCGGGATACCGGACTCACGTATTGGTGTGCCAAATAGTAAAGTGTACATCAGCCGGAGTCGAAAGCGTATTAAGGATTTACATGATGATGAATGTCAAGATAAGGAAACATTTGCCTACAAGGAGCAGATGATATGGAATGGGTTTTGAGGAGGTGATGTTATGAAAGGAGCATTGATTTTTGATATGCCGGATAATTGCAGGGATTGTCCATATTTTTCATATCATTGCAAGTTGACAAATAAGAAATGTAATTGGTATGGGGAGGATGGTAGGCATGAGGATTGTCCGTTGACACCTCTTCCAGAACCGATGGAAATATGCGGTAAATACCCACAGCCAGGAAAAACAGTTCCATCTTACCGGATGGGATGGAACGATTGTTTGAAGGCTATTGATACACAAAATTAGCATTTTCTGTAACTGGAAGGAGTGAGGGACATGGAAATTAGACCAATAACATTCAGACAGGCCAGTGATTTTATTAATCAGAATCACCGTCACCATAAGGCCACGGTTGGTCATAAGTTTTCCGTTGGGCTGTATGAAGGTGAAAAGCTTATTGGCTGCGCTGTATGTGGCCGCCCAATAAGCCGATACTTGGATGATGGCCTGACATGCGAAGTCAACAGACTATGCACAGATGGTACGTACAATGCGTGCAGCATGTTATATGGAGCGTGTTGCCGTATTGCAAAGGATATGGGATATCGTAAAATTATCACTTACATTTTGCGGAGCGAACCGGGAACCAGTTTAAAGGCCAGCGGATTCATATGCGATGGAGAAGCTGGCGGAACGCACTGGACGGGAAAACGAAACCGAGGACAGAGTATACCGGCTGAGATGAAAACACGCTGGTATCGCTTACTTGCGTAAACTGAAATTTGCGATACGAAGGGAGTACTTAATGGAAGAGTTGAAGCCATGTCCGTTTTGCGGAGAGAAGGCATATCTATATGTTAATAATGGAGTAAAGGTAATTTGCGGTACATGTAAGGCATCCACACAGGCGTTGACAGATGGATGGATTGGAAAGGCCCCTACTGGAAATGCAGTCGAATTTGTAATCGAGGCCTGGAACAGGAGGGCAGCAAATGAAAGTTAGAGATTGAAAGAATTGCGGAAGGAATCAATTTGCTGACATTTTCGATACGAAGGGAGATTAAAACATGTGGAAGATTATATTTACATACCCCGATGGTGTTAAGGTGAAACTGACTAACAGTTCCATTCCGATGGATAAGCGTCTTGCTAACAAGTATAATGATATCTACGGTTATAACTCGGATGGTGGAGTGTTCCAGCAGTATCCAAAGAAAAAGTACAGGCCCATAGCTATGGCTACTGTGGTGGACATCCTGAATGCTGATGGAGATTTAGAGAAAGAGATATTGATTGATGCGGATGATTAGGAGGCTGGCATGAGAAAGAAAGGCAGTAAGCAGTCCAAGGTCAGCCGCATTGACCGCAGCAAGGCCCTGGCCGCCCAGGCCGACGAGGCCATCAAGGAGCGCATCCGGACGGCGCCGGCTTATATGTACACCAGCCTGTGCCCGGTCCTGGAGCTGCGCCGGCCGCCGAAGGGAGTGATATGGTATTATGAGACAGTGCTACATAGACAACGGGCATCACGGGTGCGATGGCCAGCGCAACAACAAGGGCAGGATACGGTACGGGTGCTGGGCGTGTCCACATCTGGATGCAGGAGGAGGTGATGCCGGTGAAACAGACAGAAGCACTGGAAGAAGTGGCAAGGCTGGCCGCAAAGGAAGCGGTCAAAGAGCATGAAAAACAGACACAGAGGAATAAGCGCACAAAGATTTTCCAGAATACTAAGAAGTTGATGGAGAATTATAACAGAATTTGTCAGAGTGTGGAGGAGGGCGTGGCGGAGCTTTCTGATATGGACAACAGGGAAGAACTGGAGGAGTTCACGGAGGAAGATATTTTTATCAACAGCATTCTTAAGAGCAAGCTCCGGAGCGTTGTCATGATAGGCCACATAGACAAGTGCCTGAAGCTCCTGGAGGATGAGGAGTGTCGGAAGAATACGCATGAGAAGTATCTGGCCTTTAAGTATTTCTACCTGGATGGGATGACATACGAGAATATTGCAGAGATTTACGGATATGGAGAGCGGACGGCCAGACGGTGGATAACGGAGCTTACAGGGATACTTAGTGTATATCTCTTTGGTGCAGATGCCCTTATGCTGGATTAGGGCCTTGACAGGAGCATGTCAAAATCGTGTCCTTGCCATGTCCGCTTGGACGATTTATAATTGTAATATGCAAAATTGGATGAAGCGGAAAGCTGATTGGTTTTGCACCCTCCCCATTTAAGCAACGGCCGCCAGGTATCACAGCCTGGCGGCTGGCTAACCGGTATTGTGTAATCCCTCATAAGACAGACCTGTACTTTAACGGGACAATGCCGCAGGGGACACAACCGGTGAGGTATCTGGTTTTATCCCCCATGACGTTTTCCAGATACATAGACAGATTTTCTCCTTTGGATGAGTCCCTGCCAGTGCGGCGGGGGCTTTTCTTTTGTCAGATTTTGGTGTATGATAAAGAAATGAATGCGTTGGGGGGATTTTGTATGAGGAGCGTAATGCGGCGTCAAGTTTTAATTTATGAAAACATGATAGGGAGGCTTGAGAGGAAGTCAAGGGT